TGCAACAACCATGCCATGTTGCTATGACTCAAAGGATACACGAAGCAAGGTGTCTATGCGTATTGCATTAATAGGTAGTTTAACCCATGCTCGTTGAGTCAATGCCTCACAGTCACGACGAGTCAAAGGATATACGAAGGGAGGAGGTGTGGTGTGGGTGGTTTGTTGAGTCAAAGATTCATCGGGGGGTGGGGGTCCCCATTCATTGAATCTCGGATACAGTCTTCGGACTTCCACCGACCGATTAAATTTTGGACTTTTTGAATAACTGCGCATATGACACATTGACCCCATGAAACAATGAACCTTTTACACAATATAAATTTTACTTCTTGACATTTAATGAGACAATGAATCAGGTACGTTACTCATGGATGAGTTTGAGATAGCCTCTAGGTCTTTTACTTCTTTTCGCCTGGGGGTTATCTTTGTACTGTGTAGTAGACAGCTTTCTTGGTGTGCTTCCAAAATTTTAGAATAATTCCGTCAAATTTGAGTTGCTTTGGAGGACCTTTCTTAGTGAGGTTGATTACTGATATGATCCATAGATCTGGTTCAGTTGGGTCAAAAATTGCAATCCTTTGCTTTTTCATAGAATCATTGTATCATTTCAAACAGACGAGGTTTAGACAAATATGAGTGAAAGAGAAACATTTTATCAAATGGATGGTGAAGGTAATATAGAGGAAATCTGTACTACCTCTGGAAACATCGTAGCAAAGACTGACATGATTAGTAGCACGGTAAGGACAGCGTGGAAGTTTTCGCCTGTTACCGCTGATGTGATTTGCCAAAAGATAGCTACGGGGATGACGCTTTCGGCGATCTGTAGGATGGATGGATTTCCTGGTATGGGTATTATTGCTAGGTGGAGAGCAGAGGAAGAAATGTTCGATGAGGCTTTGGGATATGCTGAGAGTGCTAGGGCTGAGAGATATGTGGATAAGATTGTGGATAGTGTGGACGATACTCGTGGGATGGACAAAGATGAGCTACCTGCAGAGAAGTTGTACTTTGACAAGTTGAAATATTTGGCTAAGGTTAATGACCGGAAGAAGTATGGGGAGAGAGATCAGAAGGTTACCGCAGGTGGTGGGAACGTGACGATTCAACTTCACACTGGAATAGATAGAGGGATGGAGCAGGTTCCGTCTGAGGTTATAGAAGTAGTAGCTAAACAAAATAATACTGAGGAGTAGATTATGAAAGGTGCAGCAACAGCAGAGAGAGTACTAGGACCAGATGGAAGATTTTATTCACCGAGGAAGCATCCAGAACACCACAGAAAGGTTGTAGCGGCTATTAGCAGAGAGAATAAGATCAACAGGATTGAAGAGATAGAAGACGAAATGAAAGAGCTTAGGGATGAAGTGAAGCACCTTAAGAGAGAAGCTAGGGTTAATAACAATCATATTGATGAATTGACTATAGAAAATAAGAAGCTGATGAGACAGCTTGGTATGACTGCTACTATGAGTGATCCTGCAGAGATTCAGGAGATAGAGTTGGCTAAAGATGTATTACCGAAGAAAGAGATTGAGATGCTTTTAGACGTTCCTATGGAAGATGATGGTCCTGCTGAAGCGGATGAATCATTGATTAGACAAGCCAGAGAAGGTGGGAAAGGTGTTTCTGCTGGAGAGACTGCGAAGTTTGAAGAGAATGTTACAGGCGGCAAAGCTCCTAAAGCTAAAGGGAAATCCTTTGTTGCTGACGTACTGAAGAAGTAATGGGATTTAGGGGAAGTAGTATTAGGCAAAAAGATCTATACAGAGGTTCTAAAAAGGACACTGTAAAGATCGTTGAGACTGGCTACAAGCCCCGACCTTTTCAGCAATTCCTGCATTCCAAATTAAAAAGATTTAATGTGCTAGTTTGTCATAGACGTTTTGGAAAAACTGTGTTCGCAGTTAACGAGATGATTGATAAGGCTCTAGCTAATAACTTGAGAAATCCTCAGTACGCATATATTGCTCCTACTTACAAGCAAGCCAAACAGATTGTTTGGGAATATGTCAATGACTTTACCAGGAAAATACCTGGGGTTGAGGTAAATAAATCAGAACTATCTATCTATATACATAGACCAACAGTGAAGGATAAGAATGGAACAATCATTAGAGAAGCGGATAAGATTAAAATTATGCTACTTGGAGCTGACAATCCTGATGCGCTTCGTGGGCTTTATCTTGATGGTGCTATCTTGGATGAATATGCACAGTGTGACCCTATCATCTGGGGACAAATTATACGTCCGGCACTTTCTGATCGTAAGGGATGGGCAATATTTATTGGTACACCGAAAGGGCAAAATCATTTCTACCATCGACTCAAGAAAGCAGAGAAGCAAACTGGTTCTTGGTTTACTGCGATCTTTCGCGCCAGCGAAACAGGTGTCTTAGACGTAGACGAAATTGCAGAGATGATGGCAGATATGGAAGAGGACGAGATCGAGCAAGAGCTTGAGTGTTCCTTTACTGCTGCTATACTAGGGAGTTACTTTGGAAAGATTCTTACTGATGCTAAGAAGGAAGGGCGCATTGTTTCCGTTGCTTATGATGCAAATTACCCTGTTGATACTTTTTGGGACCTTGGAATCGGTGATGCCCTCGCTATCTGGTTTAGACAGAAGATTGGTCCGACTTACAGGTATATTGACTATTACGAGGCTTCTGGTGAAAACCTTGCGCACTATGCAGAAGTATTGCGAAAGAAACCATATAGCTATGGGAGACATATATTACCGCATGATGGTAAGGCAAGGGACCTTGGTACTGGACTTACTCGCGTCGAAACACTAAGGAGTCATGGGATAGTTTGTCAAGTTCAAAAGAAACAAGCTGTAGACGACAGGATCCAAGCATCCAGGGTTAGGATACAACAATCATACTTTGATGCTGAGAAATGTGCGAGAGGCTTAGAATGCCTTAGAAACTATCAGAAAGAGTGGGATGGTAAGCTGTTTATGTTTCGACCAAAGCCTAAGCATGATTGGAGTTCCAATGGTGCAGACTCATTTGGATACAGTGCTTTAGATGATAAAGACAGTCTGATGATAGCACAGGCACAAAGATATGGTGGAAACTTGCAAAGGACAGCAGTTTCAGACTATAATGAATTAGGCTAATTAAAATGGGGTTTTAATGGGATTTTTTTCTGCAGGTAAGAAGACGACCACAAGCAACTTTCTAGGCTTCCTACAATCTGATGTGGACAAGTTTATAAAGCAAGGTAGTAATTTATCTTCAAATAACCTGTCTAATTTAGTTGCTCCTACCCAACAAGTTATTAGAAGAGAAACATTGAGTCAGTCGTCTAAAGGTCCTTTTAGTTCAGGATTTTCTAAAGGCGTATCAACTAAAGAACAATTAGTATCAGAATCAGCAGTAGCTAATCTATCACAAGACCAGTTAAATGCTTTTGTATCTGCTTTTGTAGCCAGAACAAGCGGTATTAGAAATAGAACAAGAGCACCAGGAAGAGAACGTCTATTCATTAGAGAGTAATATATGAACGATAAAGTCGCTAAACTGCTACGTATGTGGGCAGATTTAAAAGGTAGAAGAGTTAATTGGGAAACACATTGGAGACAAGTCTCTCAGTATGTTATTCCTAACAAGGTTAACGTCTTTGATTTTATGACTAAAGCAAAAGGTGATGAGAAACACCAAAGATTATATGATGGGACTCCTGAACACTTCAATGAATTATTAGCGTCTGCACTTCATAGTATGTTAACTAACCCTACTCAACAGTGGTTTGACTTATCATCTGGCGATGAAGACCTAGATAAGAATCCAGAAGTAAAAGCTTGGATGCAAAAGTTAGTTAGAAAGATGCACCAGCTATTAAACAACAGTAATTTTAATACAGAGATACACGAATTATTTTTAGACTTAGGTTCTTTTGGAACTGGAGTATTAAGAGTAGTAGAAGATAAAGATTTTATTTTTAGATTTAATTCAAGACCAATAGCTGAACACCATATTAAAGAAAATTCTCTTGGAGAAGTTGATACAGTATTTACTCCTGTTAAAATGACAGTAAGACAGATCAGCCAGAAGTTTGGTTCTGCTTGGTTAGCTGATGAAAAAATATCTAGCCAAAATTTATTAAAGACTCCAGAAAAAGAATTTACAGTTATACATGCGGTATTCCCTAGGGAAGATGCTAAAGAATTATCTGCAGAAGGTAAGACGAAAGCCTTTGCTTCATTTCATTTTATAGATAACCCAGCAATAATTTTAAAAGAATCAGGGTTTAATGAACTTCCATATATTGTTTCGAGATGGCTTAAAGTTTCAGGAGAAGTTTACGGTAGATCTCCTTCGATGAAAGCTCTTCCAGATATTAGAATGCTTAATGCAACTATGAGAGATACTATTCGTTCTGCTCAAAAAGTTACTGATCCTCCTTTGATGGTTCCTGATGATGGGATGTTGAATCCTACAGATACTCGTCCAGGTGGAATTAATTATTATAGAGCAGGAACACCGGATAGAATTTTCCCTCTGGAAACTAGGGGACAACCTAGAATTGGTTTTGATGTTATCAATGATATTAGATCAAGAATCTCTAAACATTATTTTATTGATCAATTACAATTAAGAGAAAGTGATAGGATGACAGCTACAGAAGTTCTTCAAAGAACAGACGAGCAGTTAAGATTATTAGGACCAATATTAGGTAGACAGCATTTTGAATTACTACAACCATTGGTTGCAAGAATGCTAAGTATAATGGTTAAGAAAAAAGAAATGCCATTAGATATGCCTGACGAATTAAAGAATATTTCTCCTCAAGTTAAATTTGTTTCTCAGATTGCTAAGGCACAACAAGTAGCAGAGGGACAAAACATTAATAGAGTTATAGAGCAAGTAGGATTTTTGATACAATCAGATCCGTCTAATATGGACATATTAGATAGCGAAGAGATTATAAGATTTTCTGCTAATATACATGGATTACCAGAAGAACTGGTTAGACGACCAGAAGAAATACAAGAGTTACGACAACAAAGAGCGCAAGAGCAGCAAGCATTATTACAGAGTCAGTTAGCAGCAGAAGAAGCTAAGACCAACGAGACTAATGCAAAAGCACAGCAGACAGCGCAAGCAACGTAGGACGAAGAGATGAGCACATCCAAAAAGGCTAGGCGAGATGCCGAGCTGTCTAAATCTTTTAAAAGAGTTTTTGAAGGCGAAGACGGGCAATACGTCCTTCATCACCTGATGACTTCTTTCAACATGTTTACAAGTTGTTTTGATCCCGATCCTTGTATCTCAGCGTTTAACCAAGGCAGAAGAGACGCCATTAGTTATATTTTAACAGCTCTGGAAACAGATCCAACACAAATAATCAAATCAGCTAGAAGACAGCGAGAAAGGGAGAAACAACATGACGACTTGGATTACTAATTTTTTAACAGTATTTAGTGCTATCATTAGAAATGAGAAAGGAAGCTTTAACCCAGGAGGGGAAGGTGCTGGATCTGGAGGATCTGACGGAGCAGGAAGTGGAACTTCTGATTCAAATGCAGGAGATTCTGGAAGCGGAGAGTCCGGTGGGAGTGGAGCTGATTCCTCTAATGGACAACAAGCGGCGATTAATTATCCTGAAGGTTTAGATAAAGACCTACATGGTAATGCTTCTTTTGATGCTTTCGTTAATAGCGAAGGAAATATAAACTATGCAGATATGATGAAGAGTTATGTTCATCAAAAAGGTTTATTAGGAAAAGATAAAATCGTTGCTCCTAATCAGGATACAACAGAAGAACAATGGAAAGATATTCACAATAAACTAGGACTTCCTGAAAGGGATAAGTATGAAGTACAAAACAACTTAGCTGAAGGTGTCCAAGCCAACGAAGATCTATTTAAAGGTTTAGTTGATGTAGCTCATAATAACGGAATTTTACCTAGACAATTACAGCCTATGATGGATTTTTTCAATAACCAAATCGGTGAATCCATGAAAAGTAATACTAGCCAACACGAAGCTAAAGCACAGGAACAAGTCCAGGCGCTAAAGACAGAGTGGGGGCAAGGTTACGAAACAAATCTAGGTAGAGCAGATAATGCTTTAAAACATTTCGCCTCTGAAGAACAGATTCAAGCACTAACTGAATCAGGATTATTACAGAGTCCTGAGCTTACAAGATTGTTTGCTAAGATTGGTGAAGGTCTTCAAGAAGATGATACATTCCATGATGAAGCTAAAAGAACTTATGGTATGACTCCAGATGAAGCACAAGGAAAACTTAAAGAGTTTTACGATGTTAAAACAGCTCTTGGAGCAGCCTTTATGAGTAAGTCTCATCCGCAGAACAAATGGGCTAAAGACGAGTTTATGAAAGTACAAAAGATCCTTCACGGTGAAGGTGATGCAGGAAAACTACTGAATATCCAAAGATAATTTCTAATAAGGGCTTGACTCAGGTTGAGTCCTTACTTATACTAATTATATCTATCTATAGGACAATCCGATTCGGACCCATTTTTAATGGATATTAGGACGGACCCTCCTGGACAATCCTCTGAAAAAGTGAACAATTTTATTAACACAAACTAACAGAGGTAAGTATGTCTTTTCAAATTACTACTCCTTTTGTCGAAGGCTATAAGACTAACATCATTATGCTTTCTCAACAAAAAGGATCAAGATTAGAAGGTTCTGTACGTAATGAAGTACAGGCTTCTAAAGCAGATTTTTATGAAAGAATTGGAACTGTAGATGCTCAAGAGATTCTTGATCGTCACGGTGATACTCCACAATTCGATACACCACATTCTCGTAGAATGGTAACTCTTACAGATAGCGAATATGCTGATCTTATTGATAAGATGGACAGAGTACGTCTTCTTATTAATCCTGATGATGCTTATGTTAACGCTGCTGTTTGGTCACTAGGACGTAAGAAAGATGATCAAATCATCTCTGCTGGTCTTGGTAATGCTCGTGGTGGTGATGACGGATCAACTGTTATAGCTCTTCCGAACAGCCAAAAACTTGCTGCTTATGACGGTGCTACTGCTACTGGAGTAAGATTTAACGTAAACCTACTTAGAGCTGCTAGTGAAAAGTTTGATTCTAATGATGTTGATGAAAGCATCAAAAGATATATTGCTTACACTGGTAAACAAAAGCAAGCTTTACTAGAAGAGACTGAAGTTTCTTCAAGTGACTTCAATACTGTTAAAGCACTAGTAATGGGTGAGATCAACACTTATATGGGATTCGAGTTCATCAGAAC